CATCATCTCAAAAGAACGACTGATTAATTTTAGGTAGAACATTGGCATCCTTATTCCAAGGATTAACTTCAGCATCCCTATTCCTAATATCTTCAACAGTTTTCGGTGCTAGCATACCCTGTACATTAATGGAATCTTTCAAAGCCTTAACGACTTGAACTACTCCATACAACACAGTCAAACCAGCAAAAATTCCGCAAGCATAGTGCACATGCTTTTCTCGAGCTGAGATAAAAGCCTTGTGCAAAGAACCACGTCGTTTGCAAATTTCCTCCATGTAGGCATTCTGCCTAGCAACTTCCAAATTGCTCAATAGTGTCATGGTATAAACTCCACCGATTGTGAAATAAATCACAAACAAAGCGGGGCAAAGGAACAACCAAAACACACAACCTAACAAAAATTGAGCTACAATAGCTCTCCTTGCCTTCTTAACATCCTCAACCAAAAAGGAAGAACCAGTCCACAAAACAAACACTTTTGCATAAGGATGGGACATTATGCTCTCAGGCATCCAGGAAGTCCAATAAGCATAAGGCGATTTCCAGAAGTCATTACATGCTTTAAGCATATAATCGACAGCCAAATCTTCAACCTTAGTCTCAAAAGCCAATTTCTTCAATCCAAAGTCCAACTTAGCTACCGCAACCTTATCAGTTATCACCTTAGCAATGCGATCTCCAAATTGAGGATCAAGCTCACAATTGCAATCATGCGAACACTTCGAGCACTTTTGACAAAAGTGAACAATATCCGACGGTTCCTTAAAAGAATCAACAATGCTACATTGCGAAGCACTGTGAATCTTCACCTTTTCCACCAAATACGACATATACTCGTAAATAGAAATATCCTTTTTAATAATCTCAAAATTATTGAAACTCTGCGAATTGTTAGAGTTTCCCAAAGGCTTCTTAATCGTAACGAGCCAAATATCATTAGCTTGGTCCAAACTCCCGAACTTCTGGAGGACTTTATATGAATCCAACATATTGTCCGTCAAAAATTCAGGACGCACATTAAGCTCAACATGCGTATGAGCACGCCTCAAAATAGACATCGAATTATACGAGCATTTAGAAGCATGCATATCCTCAACATTGGTAGTTATCGTTAAACATCCGGGTTCAATAGTAATCTTTCCCTTATTGGCAATATCAGCCATAACTGCATATTCACGAATATTATTACAAATCTTAATAATCCAATCCGAGGGGGATTTCTCCCAAAAATCCATCTTAGTGTTACCATAGTCATCCATCTTAATACCTGTAATATACGAGCGATAGGTTGACATGTACTTATCAGATTCATTCAAAGTGCAAATATAATCTGACGTACTTGGTAAACCCATAGCTTTCAAAACAGTAACCAT